GACACGAGAGGTAGCTAATAAACTCTGGAACATAGAGTTTTACGTGTCGGATCTTTGGCCGCCACACCAGACCACAAAACTGCATATCCACACCAAGGGTCAGCCGTTTTTCTTGGGCAACATATACCGCGAGGGGAATAAGTTCGGTGTGTGGTCTCGACGCATCAATAACAACAAGAAACCCAACGCTTCGGAGAGTGTGAACTTCAAGACTGCACTACGCAATGCAGCCAAGCACTTACAGCTATGGGACGTTGCCGAATTAGCAGGGCGTCCAGCGTATAAATACGCTTTGGAAAGAAGAAAGCGGATACAAGCGATGTCTAGCGAGGCTATGGACGCGCTAACAAGAATAGGTGTTGTGGATGAGAAGGCTCCCGTTTTCAAATATCTGCTCACTGAGATCAACGGCAATCGCTACGTTGGCGAAGAACTACGTGCGGACGTAGATAAGTACATACAGCAAAAAGCTGCTTACGAAGAACTACAAAACTCTGGGCGGTTTCCGTTGTTTGTCTATGTATCCAAAGACACAAATAACTATGACTGCATGGACGTTATGAATGTTGATGTGGATGCCACATACAGCGGTAGCGTTCGGACTACGATGGCGAGGCGACTGCATGATTGGGATGCCTTGTTTCAGCAGCTACTTCCTAAGATGTCGGTATTGAACGTGATGAACGCAGGTGAGTACGTCAACGGCGCAGGTATGAAGTATTCAGATAACATGTTCTTAGTAGTGTCGGATGACGACGACGGCGTAGCATGAGTAACTTGAGACACCACGATTATCTGCGGATGATGCCTGACATAGTTAAGTTAAACGTGGGTAGGAAACAGTTACCACAAAACGGTATTGTCTACCACGTTAAGGCAGACCTAAACAGTGATACGTGGCATGTAACGTGTATTGGTATGGAATGTGTTGACTCACATTTAGCTGGCACCTACTATGGCTCGCAGACATTGCCCAAGGCGCTGACAGATAAGTTGGCGGTCTTGGCTTTGTTGGAGCCAAACGCTACTCATCACATAGATGGGGTTGGTGCGCGTTCTGGCGAGGATAGTTTCTGGGTCTTTGACTCCGAAACCAGTTCCCAAGGAGAAGCATAGTGGCGCGTATAACAATCGAACTTGAACCTAGTGACATAGACAAGTTGTTTGACCTACAGCATGAGATGTTTGATGCGTTATTGCGTATCGAAAATTTGTTGAAGGAGATCAAGAGTGGTGATGACACCGGAAGCGAAAGTAAAAAAGGTCGTAGCACAACAGCTACGAAGTCTTAAAGCATATTACTTCTACCCTGTAACGGGCGGGTACGGTAAGAGTGGGGTGCCCGATATAATCGGGTGCTATCGGGGTAAGTTTTTTGGTATTGAGTGCAAGGCAGGGGGCAATAAACCTACCGCACTACAAGAGAAGAACTTAAAAGACATTACAGCGAGTGAGGGCATGGCGTTTGTTGTGAACGAAGAAAACATGCACGACATAGCAGAGCTACTTGGCGCAACGCCAGTGCAGCTTGAACTTGATTTTTAAGGAGACCGAAATGACTAAAGTAACGAAGAAATCTAAGGTAACAAAGTTCTTTAATAAGAATCCTACCGCCACAGTAAAGGAGGCCGCTACTGCAACAGGCGTGTCATACAACACAGCATGGACTGTTCGTAAAGACATACAAGCCATTGCGGATGAGGCGATTGGTTTACCTAGCCGCAAGGACTTTGATAAGTGGCTGCATAGGGACGATAAAACATCTTCTGTGGTTAGATCCAAGAACTACATTCCAAAACCACAGGTAACTACAACACAGTCGTTGGTGATAGATCAGGCACACTCAACACCGCTAGTGGTAGGGAAGCTGGCGGACAATGCACAACAGGAATCAATAATGCAGGGATTGGCAGCGGTTAGTGACGGTAGTACAGCTAAGTATTACGAGTTACCTGATGGGGCGAAAGAATTGCAGGACTTGATCTCGCACAAGAACATGAACTCACAGATAGGTGAGATATTCCGCGCTGCCTATCGTTATGGCGAGTCATCCCACAGTAACGAGCTACGTGATGCCAAGAAGATAAAATTCTATATCGACGCTGAGATCAAGCGGCTGGGGGGTTGAGGTGAAGCCGAAGGTAGATAAAGGCATACCGCTCCCAGAGAAAGGTAATGGTTACTACAAAACTAGAGCGATCCACGATGCGTTAGACGTTATGGAAATTGGCGACAGTATTGAGTTTCCTTTAGATGCAAAACGAAAGAGCAACTACAGTACGTATTCTAAGGAGGGTAGTCGTTTTTATATGATAGCTAAAAATCGTGGAATCAAATTAACCTCACGAAGAAATAGCGATGCGAATACAGTGCGTTACTGGAGAGTTAAATGAAAAAATTTAACATCACGCTGGAAGAGACCATACGTAGGCGCGTGCAGGTCGAGGCCAAGAACGAGGAAGAGGCTAGGTTCGCTGCCGAAGATGGTAACGGTAGTTACCTAGAACTGCCGAGGGTTGTGCGGTGTGAAATACAGCAGGTGCTTGAGGTAGAGGAGCAGGGGTAGTGGATCTCATAACACTGGACTTTGAGACTTTTTACGACAAAGACTTTTCGCTCACAAAAATGACAACTGAAGAATACATACGAGATTCTAAGTTTGAAATAGTAGGTGTAGGTGTAAAGGTCAATAATGGGCCGACAGAATGGGCTAGCGGCACTCATGCAGAGCTTGCGGAGTATCTTGCTGAGTTTGATTGGGCTTCCAGTATGGTTCTGGCACACAATACTATGTTTGATGGTGCTATCCTTTCTTGGCTGTTCGGCATTAAACCTAAAGTATGGGCTGATACTCTATGTATGGGGAGAGCCATACACGGAGTTGAAGTCGGCGGTAGCCTCAAAGCCTTAGCTGAACGGTACGGTGTAGGGGAAAAAGGCACTGAGATACTAAACGCTAAAGACAAACGCCGTGAAGATTTTACTGATGACGAGTTAGACCGTTACGGTGACTACTGCATCAACGATGTTGAGCTTACCTATAAGCTGTTTGGCATTATGGTGCGGGGTTTTCCTAAACAAGAACTCAAGGTCATAGACTGCACGCTGCGTATGTTCATACATCCGTTACTAGTTCTGGACTCGTGTTTGTTGTCCCGCCACCTGAAAGATATTAAGAACCGTAAGGATAACTTGTTATCAGAAGCAGGGGTGACCGATAAGAAAGACCTGATGAGCAACGAGAAGTTTGCAGAGCTACTACGTTCCAAGGGTGTAACACCTCCTACCAAGATCAGTATGACCACTGGCAAAGAAGCCTACGCATTCGCTAAGACCGATGAAGCGTTCAAGAGCCTTGGAGCGCACGAGAATCCAGAAGTGCAAGCGTTGGTAGCTGCACGATTGGGCAACAAAAGCACATTGGAAGAGACACGTACCCAGCGGTTTATAGACATCGCGGAACGCGGAACTCTGCCGGTTCCTGTGAGGTACTACGCAGCGCACACTGGTCGGTGGGGTGGAGATGACAAGATCAACCTACAGAACCTACCGAGCCGTGGGCCTGATGGTAAGATGTTGAAGCGAAGTATCACCGCACCCGATGGCTACACGCTTATTGACTGTGACTCATCGCAGATTGAAGCGCGTGTGCTGGCGTGGTTCGCGGGGCAGGATGATTTGACTAAGGCGTTTCGCAAGAAAGAGGATGTCTACGTCAAGATGGCCGCAAGAATTTATGACGTACCAGAAGACCAAGTGGACAAGCAACAACGGTTTGTTGGTAAGACCACAATACTTGGGGCTGGCTACGGCATGGGTGCAGTTAAGTTTCAAACACAATTGGAATCTCTTGGAACTTACATACCTCTTGACGAAGCGCGACGGATCATCAATATATACCGTGACGCCAACTGGAAGATAAGCCACCTGTGGCATGAGGCTCAGAATATGGTTGCCCATATGGAGCGTGGTGACACACTTGAGTTTGGTAAAGAAGGTGTGGTTGAAGTATTGGGGGATCGTTCCGCCATACGTCTACCTTCTAACCTGTTAATGCGTTATGACGATCTACAGGGTGAGCAAGGTGAGCGGGGTATAGAGTACACCTACAACACACGCCGAGGTCGGACGCGGATATACGGTGGCAAGGTGATAGAGAACACCTGCCAAGCTCTTGCACGCTGCATCATCGCTGAACAGATGTTGTTAATTGCTAGACGCTATCGTGCGGTGTTGACTGTGCATGACTCAGTTATTGGGTGTGTGCCTATAGATGAGGCTGAAGAAGCCAAGCAGTACATTGAGAAGTGTATGAAGTACGTGCCCAAGTGGGCAAAAGGACTGCCACTTGATTGTGAGAGTGGTGTAGCTAAAGCATACGGAGACTGTGAATAATGAGTTACGATGAACGGGAAGAGCAGCGAAAGATAGTGCGATGCGAAAGCGCTGATGTCGTTATAAACGATGCGACATATTTACAAGAAGTCATAAACAATAGCGATATAACATTCGACCACGCTCTCATGGCACTACTTATAACTGAGTTACGTGAATTAAATGAAAGACCGTATAGTTGATGAGCATAGCACCGTGGTCGTTCAGCAAGATTAAGGCATTTGAGCAATGTCCTAAGCAGTTCTATCACGAGAAGATACTCAAGCAGTATCCGTTCAAAGAGACTGAGGCAACACTGTACGGAACGGCTTTTCACGAAGCTGCCGAGACTTACATTCGTGATGGTGGTGAACTAGACCCACGGTTCAGCTATGCACAGAAGACGTTAGACGCACTGAACGCCAAAAAGGGCGAGAAGCTGTGCGAGATAAAGATGGGCCTGACTGAAGACCTAGAGGCATGTAGTTTCTTTGCGCGTAACGTGTGGTTTCGCGGTATCGCGGACTTACTGATACTAAATAGAGAAGATAAACTGGCTTGGGTCATTGACTACAAGACAGGTAAGTCGGCAAGATATGCAGACAAAGGGCAGCTAGAGCTAATGGCATTGGCTACCTTTAAGCACTACCCCGAAGTAGAGACTATTCGGGCTGGCTTGCTGTTTGTAGTAAGTAACGATTTGATACGGGATCGCTATACGACTGAAGATGAAGAGAGGTTGTGGGCCAAGTGGTTGGATAATTACAACGACATGGAAACAGCTTTTGAGAATGATACGTGGAACCCCAACCCGAGTGGCCTATGTAAAGCATGGTGTCCAGTGTTGGAGTGTCCACACAATGGGAAGAATTAATGCCGTATAAAAATAAAGCAGACCGCAAGAAACAGAAGAACCCACCAGTGGGCAGTGCTGCACATGAAGCTCGTATGGAGCGACAACGTGCGCGTCGAGCTATGGACAAGGCAGGGCGCGATGCCAATAAAAACGGTAAGGCTGACAAACGTGAAGGGAAAGACGTTAGTCATAACAAGATGCTCAGTAAGGGGGGCAGCAACAGAGATGGCGTACGTATAGAAAGCGCCAATAAAAACAGAAGTCGTAATGGCAAAAGGCCAAAGCGAACAAGATAAGACCGAGGTGTTTCCTACCTGTTAACACGTTCCCGTCCGTGTGGTCGAAGGCGGGACTTATTAGGCCAGATCGTTGTCATTTCGATCCTGAGCACGTTCCCGTCCGTGTGGTCGAAGGCGGGACTTTTTTGAATGACTGCACGGAGTGACTACCCACCCCCCTCCACTTCGTGATCCAGCACGTTCCCGTCCGTGTAGTCGAAGGCGGGACTAAAAAGGAGACCAAGTTGAAAGTTGTATATAACAAAGCACTTCTATTACGCCTTAAAAATCCGGGCAAGGTCACCACTGTAATACCCAAGAGCAAGGAGTTATCAGGAAACAGAGTGGTAGTTAATTGGGGTGTGGATGAAACACATGTACTCAAGAACTTAAACATACAAGCACCGTCCCCCATTGAGGGTAAGTACAAGTGGACAGGTAAGTACGAGCCGTTCAGCCACCAAAAAACCACATCAGGGTTTCTCACACTCAACAAACGTGCGTTTTGTTTTAACGAGCAGGGCACAGGTAAGACCGCCAGTGCTATATGGGCGGCAGACTTTTTATTCAACCAAGGCAAGATCAACCGCGTCCTAGTTATCTGTCCTCTGTCGATTATGGATTCGGCATGGCGCAAGTATCTGTTTGACTTTGCCATGCACCGCACAGTAGATATTGCTTACGGCTCGGCCAAAAAACGTGCTGCGGTAATCGCGGGTGACGCAGAGTTTGTCATAATAAATTATGACGGTGTGGAAATAGTCGCTGACGCCATAGCGGACAGTGGGTTTGATTTGATAATTGTAGATGAAGCAACTCACTATAAGAATGCACAGACAAAGCGATGGAAAACGCTCAACAAACTACTCACCACAGATATGTGGCTCTGGTTACTTACAGGCACACCCGCTGCACAAAGCCCTGTGGATGCTTATGGGCTAGCCAAGCTAGTCAATCCGAAAGGTGTGCCACGATTTTTTGGTTCTTTCCGCGACATGGTTATGTACAAAGTAACCAACTTCAAATGGGTGCCTAAACCCAACGCTACTGAGACAGTGTTCAACGCACTACAACCAGCAATACGTTACACCAAAGATGAATGTCTGGATCTGCCAGACATGATTTACGTTACACGCGACATACCGTTAACGCGCCAACAAGAAAAGTATTACAAAGAACTAAAAGACAAGATGATTATGCAAGCGGCTGGTGAGGATGTTACTGCCGCTACCGCCGCCGTGAATATGAACAAGCTACTGCAAATCAGTTCCGGTGCTGTGTACACCGATTCTGGTGAGACCATAGAGTTTGATACCAAGCACCGATATAAGGTGTTGCGTGAAGTAATAGACGAGTCAAGCAAGAAAGTTTTGATATTTGTGCCGTTCAAGCACACGATAGATTTGCTTACAGGGAAGCTACGAGCGGATGGCATACCCACTGAGGTGATTAGCGGTGCAGTGAAAGCAGGGGATCGCACGCGTATATTCAAAGAATTTCAAGAGACAGACAACCCCAGAGTGTTGGTAATTCAGCCGCAAGCAGCTGCACACGGTGTCACACTAACCGCTGCAAACACTGTGGTTTGGTGGGGGCCAACGAGTTCTGTGGAGACTTATGCACAGGCAAACGCCCGTGTACACAGAGCGGGTCAAGATCATAAATGCACTGTCGTACAGCTACAGGGTTCTAGCGTCGAAAAACGTGTATACGCATTACTTAACAACAAAATAGATACCCACACAAAAATTATTGATCTTTACAAGGAAATACTTGACTAACGCATAAGCTACCTTTAGATTGCAGTTCTCGGCAATGAATAGGACACAAACATGGCTGATGCAAAAGTAGTAGATAGTGTCACCTTGGAGAAATTGACTAGGGTTTATCTCAAGATCAAGGGCGAAAGGGAACGTCTGTCTGCTGAATTTAGGGAAGCTGACGACAAATTAGTCGCGCAGCAAAATAAAATAAAAAGCGCACTCTTGGATCATTTGAAAGATACGGGGGCCAAGAGCGTCAAGACTGATGCCGGTACGTTCTACCGTACTGTGAAGCAAAAGTATTGGACGAGTGATTGGGAATCCATGCACAAGTTTATCTTGGAGCATGAGGTGCCTGAGTTCTTGGAGAAGCGTTTACACCAAGGGGCAGTCAAAGGGTTCTTAGAAGAGAACCCAGACCTGTTGCCGAAAGGGTTAAACGTGGATTCGGAGTACGCTGTGACAGTAAGGAAAGCATAATGGAGCAGCTAGTTCCGATTGAAGAAGTGGCAAAGCACTTCGGTATATCCTTGTCCACTGCACGTAAATGGGTGCGTGATGGGGTAATCCCTTCTAACACCTACGTAAAAGTAGGAAAAACTCAGCGGTTTGCATTAGCGGAAGCGTCAAAAGCTGTTCTAGCACGCACTGGCACAGAAGACGTTGCAGCGGTTGAAGACCCTGATGAGTTCGATCCCACGGCATTTGATCCCGACGCAGACCTATAGTGCGCCGAATCAGCATACAGGGTAGTAAGTTTACGGGTCTGGTAGATCAGCCAGAAGGTAGCATTTGCTGTTCCATAGACGTAGTTATAGTGAACGCAGCGGATGTATCCCGTTCGTATTCTC